TGTGGTATCAGAAACAGTATAAGTACTAGTACCAGTTTTTATAATTTCCCTATTAAGAACCGCACTCCAACGTTCTTTATTAATATTAGGGGCATTATTAATCAACATATCCAGAATTTCCAGATCAATCTCCATAGAAACATATTCTGATAATAGAGCAGTTAATTCTGCTTCAGCATCTATTGAATGGTAAGCATTTAAATCTTGAGCAAGTTCGGGTGTCCAAACTGCCTTCAATTTACGTGTTTTAGCAACAATAGGTTCTGATTTTAATTCAAGATTGACTTCAGGAATTCCAATATCTTTATTAAGACCAGTATCAACCGCATCTGTGGATGTACCTAATTTATCTTCAAAATCTCCACGAGAAGTATCTTTAGGTTGTAAACTAAAGTTGACGAATGCTGGAGTAATTGGACCATCAGAAGATCCAGATACAACAAACACCAATTCAGTTCCACTATATCGTGTAAATCCAGGGAAATATGTTAATATTCCTGAACCTGATACGGAGAATGAACGAACTGCATTATAATCAATAGTAGAACTAGATGCTGCTAAAACTGCAGCACCAAATCCAACTGTAGTTATAGTTTGAAGTGTACCGGCTGCATAAGATGAAGAAATAAGTGCATTTATTGGATCATTTGAATTGCCGGTATCGAAGTTAATATCAGCAAGGGTTGCCGATGCTGATGTATATGTTGCCCAGCCGGTTTGATCATTAATTGTATAGGCATAACGACCAGGACCGTATAGACCACCAACAGGAGCATTAGTCGAACCAAGTTTCCAAGGATCGGTTGCCGATGAACCCGAAACACCACCAAACAGTGATGAATAGTTTGTTGAAGAATCTTTAGTAAACACTCCGGAATTTGATCCATATTTGAAATCCAAATAGAAAATCAGACCCGAAGGAAGATTCATAGGTTGAACACTGACGAATTCTTTTGCAGCAATTTCTGCAAAAACCCGTCTGACAAGGGGAAGTGCCACACCAGCCCATTGTTCCGAATTGGCAGAAGTTCCAGTAGTACTGGACTCTTCGATTAATTGTTTTGCTTGATTTTCAAGCAATATTGACATATTACTTTTAGATATGCCATCTTTAAGTCCCTCTAAAAGACCCGTTTTATCCCATTTTGCAACAAGTCCAACTGTCTCTTGCTTAAGTCTAGCTTGAGGATTCAATGCACTTGTTAATAGTTCTTTTACATCATTCATATTAAGTTCCTTATTTTATTCCTTTTTTAACTTGCAATAATCTATTAAGATGCTTTAATTCCAGCAAGTTTTTGGAATTTAGCTACCATTTCCGATTTAGCACTTTCAGTAATAATTTTCTTACTTGGTGCAGTTCCTGAAACCGGCCTACTTGCCATTCCTTCGGTGATATTTTGGATTTTATTCGGGATTCTCTTTTTAAAATCCGCACCGAAATTAAGGGACTCAGCAATTACAGCATATGTCATTTTTACTTCACGAACATTCTTAGCAAGATCAAACATTTCCACAATTTTCATTTTCTTTGTGTTATCCATGCTATAGCCTTTAAACAGCTTGTTCGTATAGAGCAGTTTAGCATTAAGCAGGTTGATCTCATTCAATTGTCCTCGCAAATAAGTCAGAGTTTGCTCTGCTTCTTGCAATTGGGTTTTAAGCTGAACATTTTCAGCCCGTAAAGCTGGAGTACTCATATTTTCTTCATCCACCGGACCACAATTTGGTCTTCCAGCTTCGGTTGGTTCTTTGGCAGTTACTTTTCCACCGGGAACTCCGGTTTCTTTAACTTCCTTAAGACCACCACCCGTTATATTTAAATTATCTTTAGTTGCAGCTTTTGATTGATTTGGTCTTTTTACAGTGGCATTTTGATCTGATGATTTTTTAACATAATCAGGAGTACCTACTGTAGCAGAATTAACAGATTGCCTTGATGGACCAATATCAGAAGAAGTACTTGCATCTGAAGACGGTTCTTTATTGTCTGATTTTGCTATCTGTGATGTATCAACCGGTGCACCTTCTTCTAAACATTTATTAGCTTCTTCAGGACATTCTTCTTCTTCCTCATCTTTAAGGCTTTCCAATAGTTCTTCCAAATTTATTTCTTCATCCATTTGATCATCTGTTTGAGGAGAAACAGGAGGAGGTTCCGATGGTGCAGGAGCAACTGGAGCTGTTTCAGGTGCAGTTGTTTGCATTGGAGCAGATTCGGGAGATGGTGCAGGAGCAGGAGCCGGTACAGGAGCAACTGGAGCCGGTTGTTGTGGGGACATCGGCTCAACTGGAGAAGTTGGATCCGGATTCTGTGTAGCATCTTGAGATAATTGCCCCTCTAATTCTGCTATAATGTCTGCTATATCGTCTTCACCAACTTTTGTATCAGTACCAACACCAGTTTCATCAGCTTCATTTTCATCTGGAATATTTAAATCATCAGTTGGAGGAGTATCTTCAATACCTAAATCATTATTTTGAAAATCTTTAGTTTCTTCATCTAATTGTGGAGAAAGTAGTTCTCCTAATCTTGATTCAAATGCTTCCTCTAATGCAGCTTTAGCATTAGCCAAAGCAGTTTGTCGTACAGCTTTTGCATCAGCAACAGCTTCTTTGATTAAATTTGAATTCATATATATTATATTTATCCTTTTGGTTTCTGAAGCTATTAGAACTTCAATGAAGTATTACACTTAATTGTGTATTGCAACAAATAGAAGTTGTTGCATTTCTTTTATATAAATATATAATAAAAAACAAAAAGTTAATTTTTTTTGATATATTTATATGTAGACAACGAAAAATAATATATTAATATGCCAGCAAAATCTGAAAAACAAAAAAACTTTATGGAACTTGTATATGGAGTACAACAAGGAAAAGTACCAAAAAGTAAAGTTGGAGATAAAGTTACGAAAGCGGCAGACTCAATGAGTAAAGAAGATGTAAAAGATTTTCTAATGCAAGAATGTGGATTAAGAGAATGTAATATTGATGTAAAAAGACGAATACTTTCAGCATTAAAAGAAATTGTAGAACCGATGAATCTTGAAGAAGAATATGAAGAAGATAATATAGATCCAGTTGCAACTTCTAAAGGATATTACGGGGATTTCGATAAAACCGTTAAAATGTATAATGATGAAAATGAATTTACCCCCAAAGAAAATCAAGCAATACAAAATTTCAAAATTAAACCAATAGAATACGATAGATTTAAGGTAGTATATAGTAAAACGGATACATCTGGAAATACGAGCAAAATTGTTATAAAAAAACTTAAAGATTCCAATGGAAAGTTTTTATATACCGCAATTGTAAAAATACGTGCTGGAGAAGAAAAACCTGATGATAATGTTGATAATTCTAAAATTAAAGGAGAAAATATAAAACTTATAAAATCAATTCCAATTGATGACAATGAAGGATCTGAAATTTTAACAAATTTTCTTCTGGATGTATATTACAAGAAGGCTTAAATTATGAAATTATTAGAAGTTTTGCATACAGTTAGGAGTGAGAGAAAATTAGGTCTTGTTAATATAGATGATTGGAGGTGGTCTGATGTTGATTATTTAAAATCCATGGATTTTGATTTTGATGGTGATTATATTATGACATTGAATAAGGATCCTCATATTAAGATATATAAGAAAAAGAAAAACGAGGTAGAATATTTTATTATTGAAGAGTATAAAAAGCCGATAAGAATATTTAGAAATTTTGAAGATGTTGTGAAATATTTTGATACTTATTCTCAGCCAGAAATTGATAAAGAAAAAGATTAAACAAAAAATTGAAACTATTTATAATTGTATGAATTTACCAAAAACAACAGAATTGTCATTGAAACATATTGTAGAGAATGCTTCACAGATTTCGAGTCAAACTGGAGGTGTACAACCAACAGAAATGACACAAGATATGAAATGTAGGTTAAAGGAGATGACATCAAAATTTAATCAATATGGGCAAGCATTTGAGAATGGAGAATCGATTAAAGAAGCTGCTGATGCAATTAAGGAATTTATGAAATTAGCAGAGATGTATGCTATTACGGAGGGGGGAGATGTTTTTCAAGAAAATATAATAAAACAAAATTTTGCAGAAGTTAACCGTAAAGTTCAACAGTTACAAAAAATAGCTCAAGAATGTTATGCTAGAAATCAACAACTTAGAGTTCTTTTTGATGATATTCGTCATGTAGCAGGAAGATATTACCGGCTTGATTAATAAAATTTCGTATGTTTTATAATTTCGAATAGGAGTAAACGTGCGAATTTTAGTATTTGGATAACATGAATGTTTTGTTATTAACGAGTTGCAATAGAATTAAACAAACCATTTTTGCATTAACTTTAAATTCATATATTATACAAAAACCATTTTCAGTTATAATAACTGATTGTTCTACACCAAATTTATCTGTAGATGACGGAGTAAAATTACAAAAAACATCTGATGCTTATAATCATATTGAATCTTATAATTATTTTTCCGATTATAATATTTTTGAAGATTCGATAAAATATATTAAAAATATAATTGATTATAAAATATTACATTTTACACCATGGATGCCAAAAGAAATGGGGGACACAATAATGATAACACTGGGATTATCTCAAGCATCATTACTTAAAAATATAGATAACGATAAAAATATATATTGTTTAAAATTAAGCGGTTCAACAATTCTTAAGAATGATATTTTATCTACTTTAAATGAAATATTGAATAATGTGGATATTTTAGTTCATCATTTTAACAAAGATTGGTATTCCACAAAAATTTTTAGTTGCCCACCTAATATAATATCAAAATTATT